TCCTGTGCTACCAGTTGCTCCTGTGGCACCTGTTGCTCCGGTTAATCCTGTGTCGCCTGTTGGTCCTGTGGCTCCAGTAGGCCCTGTCGCACCAGTTGATCCAGTCGCTCCAGTAGGACCTGTCGGTCCAACACTACCTGTTGCACCTGTCGGACCGACTGGTCCTGCACTACCAGTGTCTCCAGTTGGACCAGTAGCTCCAGTAGAGCCAGTGTTGCCAGTGGCACCAGTAGCACCAGTATTACCAGTAGGACCTGTAGCACCTGTAACTCCTATATCACCAGTCGGTCCAGTAGGACCGGTTGCACCTGTAGCACCTGTATCGCCAGTAGGTCCGGTAGGACCTGTATCACCGGTTGGCCCGGTTGAGCCTGTATCACCAGTTGGACCTGTAGAACCAGTTGAACCTGTTGGTCCGGTAGAACCTGTTATACCAGTTGGGCCAGTAGGACCGGTAGGTCCTGTTACACCTATACCACCTTGCGGTCCTTGGTCTGCAGAAAAAGTTACCGATACATTCGGGGTAATGGATTCAACAACAATTATTGTATCGCTCACACTGTCACCCCTGGAGTTACGATGAATTGACCTTCTAAGATTCTTGTGACTGTGCCGCCTGAATCAAGCACTAAGTCATAGACATAACGGTTAGGTGTTATGTTTGTAATAGATGATGGGAAGTTAACAGTTACCCGACCCTGTAGTGCATTAAAAGTCATATAGCCATTGGCTAGTGTTGCTACAAAGGTTGTTGTGCTAGCACCAGTAAATGGGCGCACTGTCATAGTTCCTGTATATCCAGTTAAGTTCCAAGGTGTTGCGTCATTCTTGATCTGGAACTGAAAGTTAAATGTGGTTGCCTGCTCGCAGACTAGGTTAAATTTCGCACTCAAGATGTGAGTCCTTGGAGAGCTGCGTTAGCAGTAAGGCCAGTAGTGCCAGCGATGTAATTACATACACCGTTATAATCAAGATGCTGCCACGCAGGAGTCGTAATACCAGCGATGTCATTTAAAATACCTACTGTATCTGTATGTAAAGTTGTAACACCACGAGCAGTCGCCCAGTTCTTAGCGGCTAGGGCTTCGTCTACATATGCAGAGATTGGTGGATAGGTGCCACCATTAGCGAGTCTATTAAGTTCCGCTACTAGGGTTGACCCTGGATTTCCTGTTGGCACCTTCTACCTCACTTCTTCTTTTTGCGAGCTACTGCTGCGTTATCTATTAGATTTGGATAAGGTCTGCCTGCAGCCTTAGCCTTTGCCTTTGCTTGTTCTTTCTGCTTAGGCGTTAATTTGGTTGACTTCTCTTTGGGATTCTTTTTCTCCCAAAATGGTTTTTCTTTTTTCACCACTTCTCCTTATCAGCCCAATACGCTGCAGACATCTTGCCCTTGGCAATGTTCTTTGCGTGACGAGCCTTAAAAGATTTCTGGCGAGCAGTTGGTTGTTTGTCACCAGTTACGCCTTGTTGACCAAAGCGAATGGTCTTAACCTTGTCTCCCTCTTTAGCCACAACTACGTGTGACTTAGTTGGATGCGACGGTGTGCGCTTAGGCTTATTAAAGCCTGCCACACCTGCTCGTTCTAAGCGTGGATCTTTAGCCATTTACTTCTTCTTGCCCATTTTCTTCTTGGACATCTTTGCCTCAGACAAAGCGATAGCAATAGCTTGCTTGCGGTTCTTAACGATTGGACCCTTGCTAGAGCCAGAGTTAAGAGTTCCTTCTTTAAATTCTTTCATTACTTTTTTGACTTTAGGATTAGGCTTTTTCTTCACTTCTTCCTCGCATTCTTGCAAGTAGCACAACTGCACTTACATCCCTTTTGTGGCTTGCCTGGCTTACACTTACAGCCGCACTTAGCGCACATTACTTCTTGCCTCCGACGCCGGTTGAGATTGATTCGTAAGTCATATACTTGCGAGCATTTGGGTATTGCTTGTCTGCTGCTGGGTAGTAATCTGCTTCGTCAACGCTCTTGACATATTCAAACTGTTTGCCGTTTTCTACAGGGTATGTTTCTTCCATATCTTCCATTTTTTGCTCCTTAGTTTTTGAACGTGAGGTTAATTCCATCAAATGCTTTGCCTGCTGTCTCCGACATTGCAACTGCTTTTTCGATATCAGGTGTTCTTGTCGAACGTGGTTCAATACCTTGTGCAATAGCACTGCGGTATGAAGCCAACTCTTTTTCATCCTTCTTTACTTGGTCTTGGTCCCAACCAGATCTAGTAGGACTGACTCCTACGAACATCGGAGTATTCTGCTTTAGACATTCGCCATAAGTATCGTGATCTTGGGTTTTACAAGAACTTGTGCAATTTGACATTAAACCACCGGAGTTAGGTAATCGCTGTAACCAGCGTCTATTAGAATCTGTGCCTCTTGATCGCTCAAGGTATATGCGTGACCACCCAAGTAATAAGTGTCAGCATCAGCCAAGTCATCTTGGCTCGGTGTTCTATTCTCAGTAACAGTCGTTCCGTTTATTAGAAGCGTGATACCTCTAGGAACATCTGTCAGGCTTACTGGAATTGGTCCATCTACTGTTCCACCTGTTAGGCGTTTACCAGCCAGTCTTGCATATGGACTAAAGACTGTGCTATCTACCCAAGTTTCATTGTTCCAAGGTGTAATTAATGTATATGACACAGGCTTCCCTTCTATAGTGATGAAGGGTGGTTTGACCCACCCTCCACCGTGCTCTTATTAGCCGAGGCTTGAAGAAGTTTCGATACGATACAAAGCTGCTTCACGGAGGCGAGCAAAGCCACCCATATAATACCAACCGATTGTGCGGAAACGACGCAATGCGTCAATCTCTGGTCCAATGATGGTTGAGATATCTTGCGCTTGCGCTTCTGCAAGTGCTTCACGACCTGCAATAACCGCCTTGTAGACGTTTACTGCTGGTGAGTTTGTGTTCGCTGCAAAAGGAACACGAGGTGTTTCTACAACGAATGCACCTTCAATTACGCCTACTGCGCCAGCCACGAATGGTGTGCGGTCTACGTATTGTGTCAATGCTTGGAATCCACCGGTGCCTGATTCGGCGCGGAGGTCTGCAGCTTGACGTGGGTGTAGGTATGCAGCGTATAGATCGTTGATGCGTGGAACAGCCTTGTTTGTGCGAAGTTCTGTTACAGCCTTACGGATTGCTGCTACTGACATTGTATCTGAAGCGTCAATTGTGTTAGTTGTTGTTGCGTTACCACCGTAGATTACGTTGGTTCCACCAGTTAGAACTGATGCAACAACAGAGTCAATTGAGTCTGCAGAGTTGTAGGCGATGATGTCAGCAAGAGCTGAATCTACGTCGTTGAAAGAAGTTAGGTTTAGCTTCTTTGTTGTGGTTACTGCTGAACCGTATTCGTTTAGAGTTACGGTTACTTGGTTTGGGTTGCCAAGTGCAATGCTGGATACATCTGAAGTTTCTGTCAATGTAGATGTAGCTTGTGCTAAATCTGAATAGATAGAGAAAACAACTGATGAACCAGGCATAGCTTGTTGCACTGGCTTGACATCTGCAAGTCCACGCATAACAGGAATGGAACGAAGTGCCATTCTTACGTATTGGTCATACGCTGTTCTTACGAGGTTGCTAATGTCCGATGTTCCGGTAAGGGAACCGCCTGGAACTGCCATTAGGTTTGCCTTTCGTTAGTTGGAGTTTTTAAAGTCCAGACTCCCGAATGATTGTGTCCAGTTCTTCCTTGCTATTTGCATTCATTAAACGACTCATAGTATCTGCACCACGCTCAGGAGTCATCCCTTGCTCGGCAGTATTAGTCATTCGCTTGTATGCAGCAACTTGTTCTGGATCTACATTCGTAGTTTGGTTTTGCTCAAGAGTAATTCCGAATACATCGGCATTAGCCTCAAGCCATTTAGACACAGACTCCTCAGTTGGGTCAATGTCCTGTGGGATAAAAGAAGCGATCTTCTGATTTACCCCGCGAGCTGCGAGGGCATCCTTGATTGTTCTTTCGCGTTGCGCCTTGTTCAAAGATTCAAACTGGGACTTTAGTTCCTGCAGTTCTTTATCTTTTTGCTTAGCTGCTTTGCGTAGTTGTTTGACAAGGTCGTTAGAATTTTCACTTGGTGTGAAATCTTCATCCTCATCCTCGTAGTCGTAATTGGACATATTGGTCCTTCTCCCTATCATTAGTTGATTCGCTAGCCTCATATTCTGTTGGGGAACAGGTATGGCTCTAACTCCTGGTATTGTTGTCACTCCGTTGGGCCAGTCGTTCCAACGGCAGGTCTATATTTTAGAAGGCGCCTGCGCCTGAACTTCTCTGTGATTGAGAAGATCTTTCTCTGTCTAGCGCACCGCCAGCCATTCCTGCAGAACCGCCGAACTGTGCTTGTTCAAGTTTAGTTAACTTCTTACGTAGCGCTGCAGACTCTGCTGCGCCTGCTGTGCCGAATACTTCTGCTTCTGCGGTTGCTTGTGTGTATGGGCTTTCGCCATAGATTGAAGCAAGTTGTCCACCACGAGGTGCTATGCCAGCAACTGTTTGGAATCCTTGTTGCGCTTGTTCCTTGTTTATGCCATAGCCAGCAAGTTCTTCAGCTCTAGTTACACCAGTCTGTAGTCCTTGCGCTAGTGCAGCGCCACCAATTTCTGCGGCAGTAACCTTACGCTTGATATTAGATAGACCCTGTTGCGGATCTAATGTGTAAGCCAAGATATCACCATTAGTAATATCAGGATAGAATTGCTTTAGTGCTCTTGATACTTCAGGGTTAGCATTAATGACGCGATTCTGTGCAGTCATAATGCGATCTTCTAGTTCTGTAGCAGATACATCTGCTGCTAGAAACTTCTCAAAACCTTGTTGAGTTCCCATAGCATCTTTAGTGTAATAGGTAGCAGGAAGTCCATAGTTACGCATAATGCTTTGGTATTGATCTTCCATAGCTATATATTCTGCTGGAGATAGCGCAGCCAAACCTTTATTGATACGTTCTTGGTTAGCAGCAAAGCGCTTCTTATAGGCATCAGTTTGCTGTAACTTTAATGAGAATTCTGCGGCTGAAGCACCTGAAGTAATAAGACTCTTTAGTGGTTCTACTAGAGCCTGAAGGCCATATCTAGTAAATTCAGCTAAAAGAATGTCATAAGCAGATTGTCCTTGACGACGTTTTTCTTCTGCAATTCTGTCTGCCTCTTGCTTTGCTAGAAGTTCAGCCGTTGCATTAGGATTAACAACACCAGTAGCCCCTGTTGAACGTGCACCAACAGATACAGCAGAGCCAAGTGGTCCTGTTACGCCAAATATTCTTTTTTCTGTTTCAGTAAGTTCAGGGGTTTGTGATGGTTTTGGTGCTGTCAGTCTATTAACTTCAGCAGTAGTTTTTGAGGCTAGTGCTCTAGTCTTTGCTAACTCTTTATCAAACTCTTTTTGGGCTGCTTCTGCTGCCGCTATTTGTTTTCTGGTTGCCATCATTTACCCCATAAATCCAAAGTCTTTTAAAACTCTTTGAACGGAACTAGAAACATCTTCTCTAGCATTGTTTGTGTATTGCCAGCGTGGGTCTTGTTTTAATGCCCTTTGATATTCATATAAAGGCATCTCTTTATCATTAGCAATACCCATACGAAGTGTTGGATCATTGAGGCTAATAGAATCAGGATTAATCTCTAGTATAGAAGCCATAGTCTGCTTATATGGAGAATAGATAGTGTCCAAATCAATGCCTTGGTCAACAAGATTTTTAACGTTATCTGGTAGACCTAACTTTGCTGCGTTGCGAATAGTCTGTTTGAATGTTTCGATAGGTTCACCTGCAGCAATGCGGGTTGCCCATTGGTTAGCATCTGCGAATTGGTTAATGTTTAGACCATTAGCCATAGCAGTCTTGGCTAAAACATCTACATAGCCTGCTTCTTTGGACTTCTTAACTTGTTCTTTTGCTGCTTGTGCTTTTTTATATTCAGGACTTTTCTGAATAATGTTAGTTAAAAACTGAACTTCGTCTAAGCCACCGGTTGTTCTGGCAGTTCTAACTCCGTCAATCATTTCATAAGTAGTTATAGACCTGCTACCCTTTGCAGACTGCTTCTTATTTAATTTATCAGAGTAGAGTTTTATTTCTTCAACAGTAGCCTCACGGCCTAGCAGGTCGTTAACAACATCGTTGATAGTTGACTTAGCCTTGGTTGGATCGTAAACAACCTGGGTAGCATATGGGCTATATTTCTTGGAGCCACCTTTTGCAGTCGATGCTAAATTTTCCGCTTGATCTATCAAGTATTGGTCTAAAGTTACTGTTTGACCAAGTCTCATTGAAGCGGCTTGGGCCAAAGACTCTGCCTCATTTAAAGCATCTGCAAGCATTAAAACGCTTGATCGTTTACCCGTAGTAGGGACTTTATATCCGGCGGCTTTTAGTGCTAACGCATATCTCTTACGTTCTGGGTCTGACATATTGTAAAGAGCCTGGGCATTAGCTTCTGGCTTGCCTTTTTTAGAAGAAGATGAAGCACCAAAGGATGTATCGTAAAGACCTGGGGCAGTAGATGCAGTTGATTGAGCAGGCACTGTGCCTTCTTTCCATACACTTATAGCCAATTTAGTCCCCTATCAATCTTGAAAACAATACGTTGTAAGCGTCTTTTGCATTTGGATTAGTTTCAGCGATAATCTCAAGTTCTTGCTTAACATTTTGCTTTAGCAGATCCTTGTAATTTTCCATTGCTGCACTACTTCCTTGGATTAAGTCCTTGCTATATACATAGTCATTGTAAACTTGTGTCATTTGGGCAAGAGCCTTGCGGATACTAGGTTCAGTTTTTACAGTATTATCGGCAAGCATCTTCTGCAAGTCATCAAATGCTCTTTGACGCTTGACTGCTTTATCTGACTGAGTTCCAAATTCTTCTTGGAGTAATGGGCGGGCTGAAGTAAATTGCTTCTTCCAGGTTTCCCACTGTGTCTTTAGACCACGCTTTAATGAATCGGAGTAGGTATTAGCCAACTCGTCTTCATAGGCTTCCTTTTGAGTGTAATAGAACTGGACATCTCTAGCAGTCTGAACGTCTCTTAAATAATCCTCAAGGGTTTTAGACCTTTTGATTCCTTGTGTAAAGAGAACCTTGTAAGCATCAAAGCTAAACTCGCCAGTCTTGGGCATTAAAAATGGGGCGCCTTGTGGATACTTCTTTAACAAAGCATCGTTCTTATCAATCCAGCTAACTGTTTGATCAACAGCACGAACTACAGATACAGCGTTGCTTTCTGATTCTGAAACTGTATATGGCATTTGATCTGGATATAAACTAATCCACTCAGTAGATGCTCTATCTATATCACCATTATATCGGTTAATAAGATTGTTATAGACTTGCTTAAAGTTTACTCGTTCATTATCTCTAGCCCATTGAGCCATATCAGACTTTAAGGTTACTTGTGGCGATGCTGGAGCAAAGAAGCCAAATATAAATCTAATTGCTAAAGCTGAAAATGTTGATGTCTGCAATTTATCTTTATATGCCAGTAATTCGCCTTCAGATGGTGCTTCCCATACTTCAGTCTCAGGATTCCAAGTAGGTTTAACTCCGTGTCCACCAGCCTCAAGTGCTGTTGCAGCCTTACGCGCTGCTGAAGCATATTGAGAATTGCGTTCATCTCTGTTCATAGCAGCAAGAAGTCTATTTACGTGTGCTGGAAATATAGCGTTAATCATTGGTTGATCCTGAGCGTATATTCCAAGGAAGTTCTTTTCAAGACTATCTAATTGTGGAACTAAAGCAAACAAAAATTTCATTGGAAGTGCTGCAACTGGCCCTGAGAATGTAGGAAACAGTGAATCAGGGTTCATTGACGGCGTAATCATATTTAACTTAGCGCCGAACTCTACCGGCATTGGAACTTTAAATCCTTCTGGCATACCAAAAGCATCTGCAACACCTTGCATAGTCTGATAAACAGGGTTTAAACCTGGATAGAAGAAGTATGAATCTCCATTATCGTCCTGTTGGACGAAACCAGAATGACTAATTCCTTCGTATGTAAGGGCTGCGCGACGGATTGCTTCAGGGTTATATCGAACCGTGCGATAAATACGACGATAAAAGTCCTCAGTAGCACGATAGAACCGAGCAAAGTTACGAGAAGACATAGCCAACTGGCTACGTATTGCAGGATTATCTACATATGCTAGAACTCTACCTACTGATAATTCTTCAGCAAGGTTAATTACTTCACGCTTGGCGTTTATTGTAGCTTCGGCTAGATTATCGCCACTGATTCCCTTAGTGCGGGCAGCAATAAAGCGCTCCTCAAAACCTGAGTCTTGCATTTCCTTGCGAACTCGAATCATTTCATTAATGACAATTGGCTCACGAGAGAATCTGGCGTTAGCCTCTCCCATAGCATCCCAAGCACGTTCAGTTAAGTTTGTTGCAAAGTTATTGCTTTCAAATACCGGAACAAGTGTAGGGCCAGAGATAAATTCAGGGCTTAACTTAGAAGTAGTTGGCAAATCTTCAATAGATAAGTTCTTTGTAGAGATTACTGGATTGCCAAGTTCGTCAAAAGTGCGGACCTTGCTTAATAAATCTAAGTTAACATCACCATTACGCTTTGAATAAAGGTTGCGAACAGCATCGTAAGCCTTGCGAGCGTGGATGTCTATATTTCCACCAGCCTCATAAAGTTGAAACCGTCCTAATTCTTTTTTAGATAGGGTTCCTAAATATGTTTTCATTGCATCAATAGCAATTTGTGGGTCTTTATCTAGGTTAGCAACTGCAATCTTAGCAAGATCATCGTTAGTGGTGACACCTAACTGGACTAACCAAGATATTCTTGAAGCCTGATTTGCTACTGGATTGAACTGGGTGAAACCTTTTTCTCCAACGGCTTGCTTATAGGCAACGCCATTGATTTCAACAGCACCCATCTTGCCAAATCTAGCAACATCGTTTGTAGCATTTATATACTGGTCTGCACCACGTAGTGCGTTCTTACCGCCTTCAGCAACATCTGCCAAAGCATTATCAAGATTTCCATATTGTGCAATATCTGCGAGAATTGCTGCGCCACGCTTATCAAGTTTGTAGGCTAACTTATCTTCAAGGACTGCTTCTGCCATAATTTTACGGACATCTTCAGTTGAAGTAGCGGCATCAATCTTGTTTTTATATTTAGTAAGTTCTTTTCTGCGAATAAGTTTATTGATAGCACCTAGTTCGCCTGCTTCGGTATCTAAGGCAAGAGTTTGCTTTACTTTACCGCGAAGTTTTACATCACCAGAAATACCTTTACCTACACGAACTCGCGTGGAGAGCATACGTCCCTTGACGATTCCCCAAGGAGAATCACCAATAGCAAGGTGCATCATTAAATCTTCTGTTGCGTTACGAACTGCGAAACGTGGTCCAGCAAGAGTTCCGATAACCCAAAATGAAGTTAACTTATCTACCCATCTTTGGTGGGATAATCCCATTATTTTTCCAATAAGACCAGAGCGAGAAGAAAGTCTATCTAGGTCAATTACAGATGGAACTGCAATTGCTGTAGAAAGTTGATATGGGAACAACGCTAGTTGTTGATCACCAAATTGAGCTGGGTTACCCTTGTTAACTCCGTCAATAACGATATCTGCTGCATATTTCTTTTCTAAACCTTTACCAGCGAATTCATCCATATAGGATTTTCCTGCTTTAGATTTAGATACACCACGAATTTCTGCGACTGTATTCCAAAGACCAGTAAAGATTTGCTTACGTTGACCTTCACTACCAGCTTCAAACGCTTCAGCAATTATCTTGCTGTGGTAGCGACTGTTTGCTAAACGAGCAATGCGATAAACCTGAGTTGTTGCATCAGGAGATGCTACGTCGAAATAACCATCTTTAAAATATGGAATGGTTGTAAACTTACGCGCAAAACTATCTATACGACCTTGCATTTGGTTTACAGAAAAACGGATAACCCCACTAGATCCCTTGAGTTTTCCAATACCTTTTTCTAAAGCGCCAATTTCTTCAGTTCTAGTTGTAAGTCCAGTAATAATATCTTCATATTGTGGCTCGTTGCCATAAAGAGCAGTAACAATCTTTTGACCAACTTTATCAATATCAAAACGCTTATCAGCGGCAGTAAATAAAGAAACACGGGCGCGACGCGCTGCATCTAAACGAGGAATTAAAGGTGTGCTACGAGCAGGTTGTCCTTTTAGAATTGCCGCAACGTCTGCGTGGTTTGCTAAATAATTCTTAGCAGTAGCGGCATTCTTAACACCAGCTTTAATAAACTCATCAACGGCTACAGGACCAAACTCAGGAGCAATACGCTTAAGCATAGTTGATGCTTCTGTAGCTGCTTTAATATCTTTTGCACCACGAGCAACTGAAAGTTTTTCTAATTCAGATCCGTAAGTATCAAAGAATTTAACAACACTTGGGTTTCTAAATACTTTGTCTACATTTTGTGGACTGCCTACTATTTTAATTAAGGCATAGTTTGCTACGTCATAAGCCTTTTTTGCTTTACCAAGAAACAAGGTTGGATCTGTGTATATTCTATAGGTAGCATCGGCAGTGCCGGATATGCCTTTATATAAAAAGCCAGAACCTTCTAAAGACTCAGGAAGAAGGGCGTTTGCTAATAAGCGTCCTGGAGAATACTTTGCGGCTTTAACAGAATCAATTGCATCTTGAAATAATGGATCTCTATTTTGAGCGGCTTCGGCTGCAATCTTCTGCTCAGCAGGAGTTCCGGTTGCTTGAATCTCATCAAGAGGCATACCAGAATCTGCCTTGATAGCGACAGCAATACGTTCTTCTCCGTATTTTTTCTTAGCCTTTTCAATACGAGATGGGTTGAATACTAGTTCGCCAGTTTCGCCAGCAACTTTCCAAGCCTCGCTTACCTTTGTAATACCACGTGTTTTATCACCAGAAATAACGCCAGGAATATTAGTTTCTTCTAAAGCAATTACACCAGTTCTAAAAGCGCGATCTGTAGTTTGAGCAACTTTGTTTAAGGCTTTTAAAGCCCAGTAAGCACCGCTATATCTAGCAGCGTTTTCAAAAAAACCTCTTTTGGGTTTATCAGGCTCATTACCAAATGTATCTACTAAAGCCCTTTGTTGGTCTTCAGGCATATTTGCATACTTTTGTTGTGCTTGCTTTTCAGGCAGGTCAAGAAGATTCTTATGGGTATCCAATAAAGATGAAAGTGTTTCCACTTGTTGCTTTTGCGTAGGATTTAAATTTGCTTTCTCAGCAGCTACATTTAAATTTTGGTAGCGCACTAGTTACCTCTTGCTAAAGCGTCCTGGTAAAGAATTGTTATTTCGCCAGTTGTGTCATATGGAAGCAAAAGAGCCAAAGTATCTGATAATTTATCAGCAGGCTTAGCCATCATAAGCGCTTCTGTTCCTGCGCCAGCACCGATATCAACACCAGTAGTTACTGGTTCATCTGGGCGTTGTGATGGAGCAAACAATGAAGTTACTGGTTCTTGAGCCATTGGAACTTCAGGTGCTTGTGACGGCGTTACATCGCCTGTCTTAGCAAGCGGAGCACCGGCTTTAATAGCAGCAGTGTCTTTACCTTCGCCGTATGCGATTGAACCTAATTTCATTTCAGGTGTTCCTACATCTGTGCGCTTAGAAAAAGCACCAGGACCTGATGGTCCGACTAGTGGATTAGCCATCTTGTTCCTCTCCTAAGCTCTCTAAATCTTGAGTCATATCTTCCCACGCACGATTTACTTTGGTGCGGTGGTTTGAATTGTAAATTGCCATTTCATATAATTCTGATGTTAATACTTCAACTGACTGTGCGAGGTTATGTGCAAAACCTGCGAGCACTGCTAGAAAATCTGAGGAATGCACTGGGCGATCAATACGATTATCTTTCATAGCCCAGTGCTCCCATCAATAACATTTATGCCTTTGTTCCTTTGCGACCTGCTGGAGCGTAGCCGAAGTCTACCTTGCCACCTTTAACAGATCCTGCTTTTGTATCAACCTTTACTGGTTGAACTGGAGCTGGAGCGTGTGATCCTTTGTTCATATTGCACCTCCTTAGTTATGCTGCGCCGCCAATAGAGGCGAGTAATGAAGCGATGTCGGGACGTTGACCAGCAGCAGGGGCCGAACCAGGTTGTTCTTGTGGAGGTTGCTGCGAGGCAGGACCGGGGGCCGCACCTACTGCTGGAATTTGCTGTGGAGCACCTGGCATCATTTCTGGTGCTTGAGGTTGCGGTTCAGGCATAAATACCTTTTCCACAATATTTTCTAGTGAGAGTCCTTTTTGACGACCCTGGATAACACCCGCAATGCGGGTAACGATTTGAGAAGGGTCTTGTCCTTGCGCTGCAAGTGCCGGTATAGCTTGTGCATACTGAGCAACAGCAACGCGGAGAGAATCACGCATTTCTTCAATGTCTACTCGCTGTTCTTCTTGGGTTACGTTTAGGTCCATTGGGATTTCACGACGGACATAGTCGCGACTGACGAGCTTATCGCTACGCATCTGTAGGAGCGCAATGATTGCTCGGTTAGGATCCATACCAGACATAATGCCATAACGGACATCAACTCCGTATTCTCCCTTAATGTCCCTACCTGGGATGTATTTAAGGACAAATGGATTTCCGTCATCGGTTCCCTTAATAGTCTTGGTAACGGTTGGGAATAGTTTTTCATCTAGTTCAAAGCAGACAGAGATTAGTTCACCGAAGATACGTGCAAACATTGCCTGTGCTGATTTAATCTGTGTATCAAAGCCAGCCTGTAGCGCTTGAACTCCGCGACCTGTTACAACAGATGCGTCAATTTGTCCTGAACGTGATTCAGGGTAACGAGCACCCATACGTAGTTCACGCTCTAGCACACCAGATTCTGTAAAGACTCCTGGTGGTAGGTCTAGCCCAACACGACGAATGTTTTGTGGTTGTGATGAACGCATAATTGAATCTGGTCCAAGAGCAAGTTCTTGCACATCTTGTGGGATAGCAATAGGTGCTTGGATAGATTTTTCTGCGGCTTGAATCTGAAGGATAGCAAAACGAGCACGTGCTAATTGAACTGATAGCACATCATCGAACTGACCACGTGCTTCGCCATCTAGTGATGGACGTGTGATAACACGTGCTAGGCACTTACCAATTGGGTTAGGCACACGAGCTAGTGTTAAGTTCTTACGCTCTGGTAAGTAGATTAAGTCTTGTTCTGCATCGTGGTAGCGAACCATAGTTATATAAGGGCTACCAGGTTGATAGTTCTCACGAGCAAGAATTTGCTGAGCAAATTCTGGATACTGCGCTGCTAGCGATTCAGTATCAATATTAGTAACTTGGGTTAGAGATACCGTGCGTCCGAAACGATCCACTTCCGGATAGACGCCGAAAGGATTTAGAAGGCGTATACGTGGATTGTTGCTTTCGTAATCTAGTTCGACGATTGCTGCCATTGAGCCGTAGGTGTTATACCAGTCAGCGCCTTGATACATCTGGATAGGCAAGTCAGATGAGGTCACATAGAAGTTAGCGATACGTGTTCTGATATCAGCAGCTTTGCGTTGGCTATCGGAAACCATATTAGTAGCAGAGCAGTTAAATGATGGCATAGGAGCCATCGCTTCTGCTAGGTCACGTGCTGCAACATCAATGAAGTTAGCGACTAGAGGCTTTGGGTAATCCTCTGAGAACATCGAAGGAAAGACTTTAGAAAGGTCACCTTGACGCACGGAAAGAACGTCGCGCATACGTTGGTCGCGTGATGCAAACTTGGTCTGCAAACGACCTAACTTCGCATTAACTTCTTTGGCTGTTAACAATGGGGTTCCTTACTTCTTTTTATTTTTAGACAAAGTCTTCTTGTCGTTGTAACCCTTGATAATTACATCGGCATCTGAAGGGATCTTCTTATTCTTGCTTGGAGGACGCTTGCCTTCTTTAAGAAAATCGTTGAGATCTTTTGGCTTAGCCTTTGCTGCTACTTTTTTGTTCATTGGCATTGCTGTCTCCTTAGATGAAGGTCTTGTCTTTTTGTGCGAATAATTCGTCTAGGTTGACGACAATTCTTTTACGCTTTTCTGCTGTTGATAAAAACGGATT